CGATCTTGGAGAGCTTCCGGGCGGTGATGGAGCCGTCGGCGATCTGCCAGCCGGCCATGGAGCCCAGCTCGTGGTGGAACACGTCGCCCAGGCTGATGGAGACGAAGCGCTGCCGCAGGGCGTCCCAGGTGTAGCTCTTCACCTGTGCGGAGGTGTCCAGCCCCAGGTCGGGGTGGCACACGGTCACCCGGTCGTAGAGGCTGACCCGCTCCAGGGCGCGGTACTGGCGGAAGGCGTCAGAGGCACCCAGCGCCGCGAACTGCACGTCCAGGGTGACGGCGGGCTCGTCCTCGTGGTTTTCGCTGAAGCACGCCTCCGCCTGGCGGAGCATCTCGGCCCGGGCGGAGGCCACGGTGTAGGCCGTGCCGTCGGGGCCCTTCTCGCCCACCTTCACGCCGGTGTCCAGGTACTTCCAGGCGATCATGGGATAGTTGGCGGAGAGCTCGCTCTCCACCCAGATGGTGCCGGACAGGTACAGGGGCGAGCCGTCGCTGTTCATGCCCACGGGGATCACCCGGGTCACCACGGCGGAGAAGTCCCTGCCCCAGCTGACGCCGGTGAGGTTCACGCCGTACTCCACCCGGAAGCCCCGGTTCTCCGCCTCCTCGTTGCTGATGAGGAAGAAGTCCCAGTTGTCGCGGATGAGGCGCGCCTTGGCCTGGGCCACCAGCCCGGTGTCCGGGTTCAGCAGGCCCTCCACGGGGGAGGAACCCGCCGCCCACTCGGCATTGATCACCGCGCCGGTGTCCTGGCAGTAGATGTTGGGCACGTCCGACGCGCCGAGAATGTTCGCCCGCAGGTCCAGCACGGCGTTGGGCAGGTCGGAGCCCACCACGGTGAGCCCGGCGCACACCTGGGCGCTGTAGTCGTAGGAGACGTGCATGCCCTGGGCGCTGACGCTTTGCGGCGTCACGGTGACGCTGGTGAGGCGGAAGACCTGGGCGCGGATGGACCGGGCGGAGGTGCGCAGGGCGTCGATGTCCGCCTGGGTGGCCTCCCGCACGTAGACGCAGTCCGCGCGCTTGCAGTAGCCCGTCTCGCCGGTGGAGAGCTTCACGGTGAGGAACTCGCTGCCGGCGACGGAGACATACAGGCGCGTGCCCTGGCTCAGGCTGCGCTTGCTCTGGGGGTCGCCGGTGCCCAGCTTCACCCAGCAGCCCGGCACCCAGATGGTGTAGTCGTTGGGCACCTTGCAGCGGTAGTTGCAGTTGTTGTAGCGCACATAGGCGCCCACGGCGTAGGTCTTGCCCGCCTCCCACGCGGGATAGCGCACGTGCACGTTGGAGTCGTACAGGCCGGTGGAGGAGGCGTTCACCACCCAGATCTCATAGCCCAGGGTGATGCCGCCGGAGGCGTCAATGGCGGGGGTGTCGCTCATGGGCACCGGCACCCGCACCAGCATCCAGGGCTGGATCAGCCGCCACCTACCGTCCGGGGTGATGGGATGCTCGATGCTCACCGAGTAATCCCCGCCGGCGGTCTCGGTCACCTCGCACTTGCTGGGGGTGAGCACCGCCATGCCCAGGGACGCGCCGAAAGAGCGCTCGCTGCCGTCGTGGATGGTGATCAGCCCGTCGGACTCCTTCGTGCCGGCAGGCGGGTCCGGGTCCACCGGGGGCTCCGGGTCCGGCTGGGTGTAGGTCACCGTCAGGACGATGTTGCTCAGGTGGCATACGCTGCGCATGTTGGTGGCGGAGGCGTTGCCGTAGGTCTTGTACTTGAATGTCAGGACGTTGCTGCCGGCCGCGATCTCGCCGGTGAGGTCCACCTCGGTGGTGGCGGCGTAGCGGAGGTTGTGGCCGTTGGCCGTCAGGATCTGCGCCCCGCCCACCGTGGCGTTGGAGGTCACGGAGAGGGACGCGCCGGTGAGGGTGGCGTCGTCCGGGAGGGTCACCGTCACCGTGCGGGTGTTGGTGGCCGTGGTGATGTTGTAGATGGTGCCCGAGCTGTTTTTCTGCCAGGTGCTCACCAAGTCCACATCGGACACGGCGAAGGCCTTGCTGCCGGTCACTGCCATTACAGCCACCTCCACCGCGGGTCAATGCTCACCGAGGTCACAGCCCCCGTCCAGGAGACCGTGGTGGTGTCGCCGGAGGGCAGCCACAGCCCCCGGAAACCGTTGTAGAACAGCTCGCACAGGTGGCTGAGGTTCTCCGTGCCGTCCAGGGAGGTGACCATGGCCGCGTCCGTGTCCACCACGAAGCCGTCCATGCCCTCCTCCAGGGCCACAGAGAGCACCGAGCCCGCGCCCGTCTCGGACGCGTCGCCCACGGTGAGCACCACCGTCCCGGTGCCCTCCACCCGGTACACAGGCCGCGCCGCCACGTCCCCCCGCGCCTTGATGGCCGTGGACCCGTCCCCGCTGCCATCCACCGTGATCGCCGGCTGCGGCGGGTACTCCGCCTTCAGCGGCTGGACCAGGAAGTCCACCTGCCCGCTGTAGGTACCCGGGAAAATCCGCTCCACCTGTGCCTCGCTGATGATCCGCGCGGTGTATGCGTAGTACGGCTCGGACGAGAGCACCAGGGTGCCGGTGCCCCGCAGCCAGGCCGCGATCTCCCGGTGGCTAACGCTGCCGCGGTTGCCGATCCCGATGCTCTTGACGTAGGGGTTGTAGATGCCGTCGCCCTCCGGGATGAGCACCGCGCCGGGGCGTCCGATGACGTGCACCTGCTGCACCCGTTCCTCCGGGTAGACGTGCGGCGGCACCTCAGTCACGACAATGCCCATGGAGCGGCTGTCTTTGCCGTTCCACGTAAACCATGCGCCCATGATCGGCCTCCTCTTTATTTCCGCTTGCCGTAGGCCTGGCGTTCTGAGCGCTGGACGCCCATCACGCGGCGCGCCAGGGCGTTCAGGTCGCTTTCACTGTTCTGGACATACTCGCCCACGGTGAAGTAGTGGTTATTGGTGACGCTGTTGTTGTGGGTGCTTCCTGCGGCTGCGGCCACCGGGCGCTCCGCCGCTACGGACATCCGCGCCGCCGCGGCCTCCACCTGGGCGATGGACTGGTCAATGCCCTCCGCCAGGCCGAGGCCCACATAGCCGCCCAGGGCGATCATTTTCCTGGACGGGCTGGCGATCTCCAGGGTGCGCCGGACAGCCGCGTGGATGCTGTTCGCCATGGCCACAGCCTCCGCCACCGCCTTGGGTGTGCCTGCCTGGATGCCCTCCGCCATGCCGGCGGGCACATCCTTGCCGCCCTGCACCCAGGCATCCCAGGCGTCGTTCAGGTCGCCCTCGATGGCGTCGAGCAGATCCTGTGCGTCGGAGAAGGCGGTGGGTGCCTCGTTCCCGCCGGAATACCAGGCGGCCAGCATGTCCTGCGTCTCTTCCGACAGCTTGGACATCACGCCCTCGTTCTCCACCACGGAGTCGATGAAGTCGAACATGCCCTGTCCGTTGCCCATAGACCCGGGGCTGTCTGTCAGCGCGTCCTTGAACTCCAGGATGGTGTCCAGGGTGTCGCTGACATCGCCCATCACATCGCCGGAATAGCCGGCGTTCTGGCCGGTGATCGCCCCGGCGGCGGTCAGGCTGATGCTCTCCAGCAGGTCATGGCGGCCCGCGTTGGTCAGTCCGGTGCCGTGGGTCAGGAGCAGGCGCTGCTTGCCGGTGAGCATGGAGGTGTCCATGCCCGCCAGCTGCTCCAGCGCCGCGGCCTCGTTGGCCAGGTCGCCCTGGACCTCAATGCCGCTGACGTCCAGCCTGCCGGTGTTGCCCATGGCCTTGGCGGTGACGTGGACCACGTCCAGCGCCGCATCGGCGGCCTCGCCGATCTCCGCGGCCTCCGCCTCCGCCTGCGCCACCCGGGCGTCCAGTTCCTGCTGGCGCTGCTCTCTGTTGGCTTTGGTGTTCAGCCATGCAGGCACAATCCCGGCGGCCAGCACGGCAGCGGGAATCGCGGCAGAGCCGAGGAAGCCGGCCGCCTTCGAGCCGAAGCCTGCGAGCTTTGCGCCCACGGCCTTGGCCGCCCCGCCGATGCCCGCACCACCGGCGCCGGCAGCGCCACCGGCACCCGCCGCACCGGCACCGCCCCAGCCAAGGAGCCGCCCGATGGAGGAGACAGTCTCCACCACCTTGGTGCCCGTGGAGGCGCCCTTGAGGAGCAGCCAGGCGCCCGCGATGCCCTTCACGGCGTCGATCACGGCGTCCTTGTTGTCCTTCAGCCAGCCCAGAGCGCTGGTGATGCCCTCAACCGCGCCAGTGGCCGTCTCCACGATCCCGGAGAAGTCCTGCCCGGTGATGGCGGTCACAATCTCCGTGAGCGCATCCCCCAGGTCCTTCAGGAGCTGCTGCCCTTCCTCGGTCTGCAGGAAGTCCGTCAGATTCTGCGCCAGGGTGCCCACAGCCTCGCCGATGGTCTGGATGGACGGCGCCAGGGCCGCCAGGGTCTCCATCTTCAGCGCTTCGAGGCGGGAGTCCATCTCCTTCAGCACGTCGGCTGTGTCCGCCAGGCTGTTGACGGTCTCCTCCCGGACCACAGGCGCTTCGTTGATCTTCTCCTGCCAGCCCTTCCCGCCGTCCTCGATCATGGCGTTCAGGTCTTTGTAGGACTTGCCGAAGAGGTCCATGGCGGCCTGGTCCCGTGCGACGGGGTCGGCGATCTGGCCCAGGCCGTCCACCAGGTCCATCATGATGTTGTTGAAGCTGCGCTTCTGCCCGGTCATCCGGTCGATGGTGTCCACAGCCCAGTCGCCCACCATGATCTGGCCGCCCTCGTCCATGGCCTTCACGAGCTTGCCCTGTTTGTTGGTCAGGTCGTCAATGCTCAGGCCGAAGAACTGGGCCGCGTAGGCCATCTGCTGGTACTCAGTGGTGGTCATGCCGGCAGCCGTCGCCGCGTCCCGGGTGGCGTCCGCCCAGTTGGCCGCATCGGTGGAGGCGTCCCAGATGGCCTTGCCCATCTGCGCAGCCTTGCGCATCACGGACTCCATCTTGTCCGTCACCGCGTCCAGGCCCTTCACCAGGGTCTCCCGGTCCAGCTTGCCGGCGATGCCGTGGAGCTCTGCCCCGGCCTCCTTGGCCGCACCCTCCACCCGGCCCAGGCCCTGGGTGATTTGCGCGGTGGAGGTGCCGTTCAGCTTGCCCAGCTCGGAGCGGGTCTTGGAGACCTCCGCCTCCGCGTTGGCCAGCTGCGTCTTCCACTGCATCAGCCGCCGGTCATCCGGGGCGACCTTGGCCTCCTCCAGCTTTTTGATGGCCTTTTGTGCCGTCTCGACCTGCTTCTGCTGGGCGGCCAGCCTCTCGGTCAGCGCCTGGGTCTTCTGCTGCTGATAGGCCGCCGCGTCACCGGTCTCTTTGTATTGCGCCTCTGCGCGCTTTTCTTCAGCGGTGGACTGCTTGACGGCCGCCGCCGCCTGGCTCATGGCTGACCGGAACTCGCCCAGCCCTTCCACCCGGATTCTTGCGGTCACATCCGCCGCCATGGATCAATCCCCCCGCTCTGTTTCCGTGTTCATGGCATCCTCCGCCGCGTCCAGGAGCTCGTCTCTCTCCTGACCCTTCCGGCGGATGCCGTGCTGTTCGTCGTCATAATCCCGGCGTGTGATGTACATATCCATCACCATGCCGGGGAGCATGTCCGTCTGTTCTGCCAGGCTGATCCCGGCAATGAGCCCCCAACCGGACACGCGCCGCCAGGTCAGGGTCTTGCCCTGCTGTTTTGCGGCCTCCGCGTCCAGCCGGCGGAGCACTGGGTCATAGCTTTGTTCGTCGTTGTCATCGTGCTGCTGCATCCGCATGGCGTCCCGGATGCAGGTGCCCGCGGCCAGCACGGCCAGGCCGTACTCTTCCGGGCGGATGCCCTCCAGGATGCCGGCCACGTCCGCCATGGACAGCGCCGGCGTGCCGGCATGCAGCAGTGGCGCCAGCAGCTTCACCGCGATGGTGGCGCGGTCGTGGGTGCTGCCCTCGCCGGAAAGGTCAGAGATGGAGGAGAGCGGCAGGCCGCAGTCCTCCTCCATCTCCTTCCATGCGCTCATCACGAACCGGATCGGGTACTCTGCCCCGCCAATCTTGATGAGCATGGGATCAGGCCTGGTCGTCGATCCAGGCAGCGGCGGCGGTGTAGCTCGAGAACACCTTCAGGTCATAGTAGACGTCGTCGCCGTCCGTGTCCGCGAAGGCAGGCATGGACGTGCCGCTCAGGCTGGACGTGCCATACTCCAGGTTCTCGCCGCGGGTCCGGGCCTCTTCGTTGCCCGGGGCCAGCTGCACCTTGTAGATCCAGATCGCCACAAACAGCTCCACGCCGTTGCGGACGTGGGTCTCCACCCAGCCGCAGCCGCCGTAGGCCGTGGGCTTCTGGGTCTGCCGGTAGATGGCGGCATCGCCGGTGCCGGACTTCTTATAGATGCCCAGGGCCACCGCGTTGTCCTCCACCAGGTGGGTGGTCTCGACCTCCACGCCGATCTCCTTCATGCCGTTGTAGCTCTCAGCCAGGCCGTCGTCGCCGTAGAGCTTGGCGTCGTAGCGGGTGGGCGTGCGGTTGCCGCGGACGGCCTTGCCCAGCACCACCATGTCGCCATAGGTAGGCGCGGTGTTTGCGTTCTCGGCGGTGATAGGCGCAAAGACGAGGTGCTTCATGCCAACTCTTGCCATGTGTGTATCTCCTTTCAGGTTGATGGGTTGTTGCGTCAGGCGATCTCGGCCCTGGAGGCGATCCACGCCTCCAGTGTCTCCACAATCGCCTGCTCCGCTTCGGGCTGTGCGATCTCCGCGCCGTCGTCAAACCAGCCGGAGGCCTTGCGCCGGTAAGAGCCGTAGTTCAGCTCGCCGCCCAGGTCGCGGTATCGCCAGCCCTTGGTGACGGTGCCCTTCAGCGTGATGTCCAGATAGCCGCCCCAGCCGTTCACCGTGGGCTTGGAGGCGGTGATGCTGTCACGCATCCGTCCCGTGCCGCCGCCATGGTGCGCGTCCGCGGCTTCCTTCAGTCGCTGCACGGCGATCCCGCCGGCAATGGTCAGCGCTTCCGTCACCGCGGGGATCAGGTCTTCGGAGGCCATGCTCAGGAGCATGTCCGTCACCTCCGGCAGGGCGGTGTTCAGGGACATTTTCATGCGCGCGCCCCCTTTACTCGAACCGGTCCAGGCCGGTGCCGCTCCAGCGCCAGCTGTAGTAGAGCACCTGCTTGTCTGAGTCCAGCCGCACGCCGGTCATCCGGTAGCAGAAGACCGCGTCGTTCTGCATCAGCCGCTTCAGGACGGCGGTCACCGCGTTGAAGGCGGTGGCGTCCAGCACCCGCGTGCGCAGGGTGATGGTGCCGGCGAGGTACTCCTCCGCCACTTCGTTGTCACCGTACATAGGCGTGGAGCTGCCGATCAGCACCGTGCCCCAGGCAGTCGTGGCAGGGCTCCCGCCCTCCCATTCATAGGGCTTGAACGGGATGCCGGTGGCGTCCAGGGCCTGGGTGAGCTCCGCAAAGGTGATCACGACAGCCCCTCCTCTCGTTCGAGCACCAGCTCGATCCTCAGGTCGTCCCGCACATAGGTGCGCAGGATGCGGTAGCGCACGCCCTCGAAAAGGCACTTGCGCTCGCCCTGGTACTCCGCGTAGTCGCTCAGCACCAGCTTGATCTCCGGGGCGTAGCCGCTGGCCATCGCCTCATAGGTCTCCCGCATCCCCACGCTCGCCACGTCGCAGTAGACTTGCCGCTCCGTCTCCACCGGGGTGTCGAACACGCCCCGGGGCTCCGGGCTGGCCTTGATCAGTTTCACTGTGGAGGCTCTGATCATTCGGTCTCCCCCCAGTCGGTATAGCCGGTGGCGGTCCTCAGCTGAGCCTTCTGCTCATCATAAGCCGCTTTCAGCCGGTCGTACTCGTCCGCGGCAGGCTTGCCGAAGTTCATCCTGACATAGGTCAGGATGGCACGCTGGCAAAGCGCGTCCAGCTCCTCCGGCAGCACAACCCCGGCAATCCCGAGATCAAGCTGCGCGGCACTGATCAGGTCGGTCAGCTCGTCATCATAGGCGTCGGTGGTGAGCCGCAGCGCCTTCTTCGCTTTTTCCAGCATACTCTCACCTCAATGGAAAGGGCGGGAGGATTGTTACCTCCCGCCCCGGTTCAGGGTCAGTCGATCAGTTAGCCGCCTTGGTGAAGCGGACGATGCCGACGCCGGTGGGCTTGCCATCGCCGAGGGCCATGCCGCGGAAGACGACGCTGCCGGCACGGAAGCCGACGGACTCGTCGCGGTCAACCGCCACATCCTTGGCCAGGTTGAAGACGTAGCCCTCCCGAAGGTCGCCGAACACCACGTCGGTGCCCACGCCATCCTCCAGGATGACAGGATAGCCGAGGATGTTGAACTTGGCCGGGGCCTGAGGATCGGCAACCACCACGGGCTGCTTCTGGCTGGTCTGGATGTTCAGCACGTTGCCGAAGAAGGTCGCGCGGCTCATCACGAAGCTGGCGCCCGGGTTGTACTCGGTGGGCAGCGCGGCGATGATGGTCATCAGGTCGGTGTAGGTCATGGCGGCCTTGGTGTAGGTGCCGGTGGCGGTGATGGTGGCCAGGCCGGTGGGCTCGTTGGTGCCGGTGCCGGCAGCGATCTCCGCGGCGATCAGGCGGAACAGCTTGTTGGCCAGGCGGTCAACCAGCCAGTCCTCGAAGGCAGGCACAGCCATGGCGGCCACGTCGGCGGTGATCTCCACGGTCTTGATCAGCTTGTAGGCGCCCAGGGACACATGGGCCAGAGCGTCGGCGGAATCGGTCGAGGCGGTGCCCATGGCCACCACGGCGGCGGCGTTCACGGTGCCCTCCACGGGGATCTCCACGAAGCTCGGGATGTGCATCAGGGTCACGGCGTTGACGATGGGGTAGAGCTCCAGCTTGCCGTAGATCTTGTTGACGGTCTCGGTCGGGACGGCATAGTTGCCGTTGGCCAGGGCGGTGCGCTCCTCAGCGGTCACGGGCTTGCCCTGCTTGTCAGCCAGCCAGGCGTTGCGGTACTCCTGGGAGTCGATGGCGTAGGTCATTTTTCTATCCTCCTCGAAATGGACGGTCGGGCCGATCTCCTTGCCCTCTTCGCCGCTGGCGATCTTGGCGCGGAGCTCGAGCCGCTTCTGGTGCTCAGCCTTCAGCGCCTCCCGGCGCTCGGAGACCCAGCCGGTGCAGTCAGCGGCCATCTGCAGGGTTGCGGTGTCGGCGTCCTGAGTGACGCCGCGGACCTCTTCCATCACGGCGTCGAGCTGGTCGGCGTCCATGGCGAGGACCTGGTCCTTGGTGTAGGTATTCATGGGTTATTCTCCTTTCAGGCGCAGCTGAAGCTGCAGCCACAGGTATGCCCTCCGCCGGTCCTCATAGGCGCGCAACTCCTGCGCCGCCCAGCTGATCGATCCGTCAGCCAGGCCCCTGGCAGAGATTTCCGTCGCGTCGTTCGCAGGGATCGACACGATCGAAACGTCGTAGAGTTTGGAGATCTCCAGGATGGTCCGCTTCACCAGCACCTTGCCGGTTTCGTGGTCCTCCACCACCTCCCGCTTGTCCTTCTTCACCACAAAGGCGAAGGACATCCGGTCGGAGTAGCCGCCCTGGACCTCCTCCAGGATCTCCCGCCCCAGGGTCGTGCCCCGGAGCTTGGCCAGCGTGCGCAGGCCGTGATCGTCCGGCTCCGCGGTCAGCGTCTTGTTCCGATTGCGCGCGAAGACGCGGCCGTGGTGGTCGTACTGCATGATGAAGTCGGACATATCGCAGCTGTCGAAGGCCTTGCGGTCCACGCACTCCTGCACCTCGTAGTCATTCCAGGCCGCCAGGGTGTACCACTGGTCGAATGTGGTGGCGTAGCCCTCCACGTCCCAGCCGTCCTTGTTCTCCTGGTCATCGTTGGCGCGCACCTGCAGGGGTGTGGCCATCCGTCGGAACTCGCGGCCCTGGGTGAACTGGCGCTCGAGCCAGTCAGGCAGGATCAGGTTGCCCATTGTCCTGCACCTCCTCGTTGTTGTTGTCGTTGCTGTCGTTGCCGGCGCCCGGTTCGGGGTCCTTCGCCGCGGGCGGGTTCGCCGCGTCGTAGTACTCGCCGCGGATCGGCATCCGGTCGCCCAGCTCAGGCGGCAGCGGCGCCAGGTTCCAGATGGCCCGGATCTCGTTCACGGTCATCAGGCCGCGGTCCGCCATCTGGGCGCTGACCTCCAGCTTGTCGTGGTTGGACATGTACTGCAGGCGGTTGGCCGTCAGGAAGATGCCGTTGCCGGCGGTCCGCTCCCGGTCCGTGAAGGTCATCCGGCTCATCACGTCGCTCAGCTGAATGGACAGCCACTCAACGCAGCCCTCATAAAAAGCCGACCAGCTGTCGCCGACGGCTTTGTTTTGGAGCACGTCCTCATTGACGCCGAAGTAGTTGAAAACCTGCTTTTCGATCAGCGCCATCTGGTCCGCGTCCACGGTGTAGGGCTTGGTCTGGATCTGCTGGATCTGGTCCCACGTGTTCGGGAAGAGCAGCACGCCGCCGGAGCCGGAGCTCAGCTGGTCCCGGTTGAAGCGGTCCCGCTCCCGCCGCAGGTCGTCCGTCTTGGCGAAGTTGGTCAGCCGCGCCATGAACCGGAAGGTGGCCGAGTTCTTGACGGCCTCCGGGATGCCCTGCTGCTGCATGGTGATCAGCTCCATGGTGGGCGTCAGGGCGCTGTTGCTCTCGCCGAAGAGGTCATGCCGGAACTGGTGCCGGGTGAGCACGCCCACCCGGTCCAGCGGCAGCGCCGTGTGCTCGCCGGTGGGAAAGTTGAACCGCAGCCAGGGATTGCCCCGGCTGTCCTGCACCGCCGTCACGTTGGTGGGCAGGATCGGCACATAGCCCACCAGGCCGCCCATCTCATCCTCCAGCGGGATTACAAAGGCCGTGTTTTTGACGTACAGGATCGTGGTCAGCCTGTACAGGAACTGCGGCCAGGTCTGCCACGGGTTCGGGCCAGAGCGTACCGCCGCCCGGAGTTTGGGCCGCGCGGTGCCCTGCACCGTCACCTCCAGCTTGCTGGCCGCCCGGGCGATGGCGTCCACGGCCGCCCGGACCAGCTCGCTCTCATAGAGCTCACCGCCCCAGGTGGTGAACGCGGGCGTGTAGCCGGTCAGCGTCTGCCAGATCCCGCCTGTCGGCTGCGGCTGCTCCCGCTTCTTGCCGAAGATCGCTTGAAAGAGTCCCATCTCGTTATCACCCCTCATTGGCCAGGCGGTCGCCCAGCTCGGTCCAGTGCGCTGCCCTCATGCACATCGCGTCCAGGATCGCCGCCACGCCGTCCACGTGGGCGTTGGCCGCGACCTTCACCAGCTTCTTCCGCGGGTGCGCGCTGGTGCTCTCAATCTGCTGCGCCGCGTCCATCATGTGGATGGCCAGCAGGTCGTTGTCGTTGGCGCACCGGATCTGTCCGCCGCGCAGCATCCCCTCAAAGGTGTCCTCCACCCCGGTCAGGTTGTAGCCCTGGTAGACCGAGTCCATATGGAAGCCGTAGGTCTGCATCTCCTGCACCAGGTACTGCGCGCTGTACCGGTCGTAGCCCACAAACAGCGGGTAGATTTGGTACTGCTCGATCAGCGTCCTGAACCAGGCGAAGCAGTCCTTATAGTCCACGAACTGCTCCCCGCTCAGGGTCAGCAGGCCGCGCTCCACATAAGCGCGGTATGGAAGGCCGTCCCGCGCGGTGGCCTCCTCGATCTTGCCCGCCGGCATGAAGAACTGAGCGAACACCCAGATGATCCCCGCGCGCTGGATGAGGACACAGCAGGCCGTCAGGTCGGTGGTCTGCGACAGGTCGATGCCGCCCAGGGCGTAGGTGTCGCGGAAGTCCGCCAGGCTGTACTTCCACCGGAAGGCCTGCCGGATCACCTCCGCCGGCAGCCACGCCAAACTGGCGTTCTGCTGGACATTGCAGTACTTGGTCAAGAACTCGCTCTTCTTACTGAGCGAGCCCTCGGCCACCGCGATCTCCTCCAGGATGTAGTCCACCGAGACGCTCACGCCCAGGTTGGGCATGGACTTGCGCAGCTCGTTGATGTCGTTCCACTTCTCCACATCGTCGATCATGTAGAGGAACGGGGCCAGCCGCGTCTCCTTGCTGGTGCCGTTCAGCACCGCGGTGCACCGCCGCATGACCTCATCGTACAGGCCGCCCTGGACGAAGTTGGCCGTGGAGGTGTAGAACAGCAGCGGCTCCTCCCAGGCGCCCTGGGAGCTCTTCACCACCTCGGCCTGCCGCAGGCCGGGCTCACCCTCGAAGGCCGCGAACTCGTCCAGGATGCCCATGCTGATGTTCAACCCGTCGCTCTTCTTCGCGCTGAAGGCCAGCGGCTTGGCGCTGGCGTTGTTCGCCTGGATATACAGGTCGGTCCGCCGGCGCCGGGTCAGCCGGTCCATGGTGGGCTCTTTGCGGATCGTCTGATAGATCCCCTCATAGCACAGCCGCGCCTGGTCCAGCTTCGTCGCGCAGGAGTAGACGTGGTTTCCATAGCCCCCGTCCACAAACAGGTGATGACAGCCCAGGTGGCTCATCATCGCCGTCTTGCCCTGCTTCCGGGCGATCACCAGCACGACCTCCCTGAACTGCCGCCGGCCCCGCTCGTCCACGATGCCGTACACCACCGATATGAAGGCCCGCTGCCAGAGCTCCAGCTTAACCAGCCCAGGCGCCAGCGGCCCCTCGTGGTGGTGGCAGTACCGCTCGATGAAGTTAATCACCTTGGCGGCCTTCTTCTGGTCGAAGTACCAGCGCTTCTCCTCCAGGCCGTGGACCACGATCTCGTACCACGTGCGGATCCACTTGCCCACGGTCACAGAGCCGTCTTTGATCTGCTGGTAGTAGGTCAGGATCGCGTTCTCGCCGCTTCGCTCGCCGCCGTCACTCACAGTCAAACCCACCCAACTGCTCGTCGGCCTCGTGCCCGAGCCGGTTGATGATGTCCAGCATAAGCGCCAGCGTCTTGTTGGCCGTGTCCGTGAACTTCGCCAGCTGAGTCAGCAAGGGGTTGGCGTCCAGGTTCGTGTCGCCCCTCACATTGACCCTCGGCACCATCACGCCGGTCCGCTCGACCTCCGTGCGCATCTGTTCGATCATCTCCGCGGTCTGCGAGTACCGCACGCACGCGCTCATGAAGACTTCGTTGTCAGCCACGCAGTACTTCTGCGCAAGTTTCACCAGGTCCTCATAAGTCGGCTGTTTGTTCGCCATCTCCTCACCTTCTTCCGTGAAAAACTGAAAGTTTTGGGCCGCGTCGGGTCTCTCCCCCCAGATCGGAAGAGCGTCGG